AGGAAGACGATGATACAAACGAACCCGAAAGACAATCCCGAGCCGCGTGAGATGCGCCTGGCCGCGTCGTTCCAGATCGAGGCCGCGTCCACGCCCGCCGAAGGCGTCAAGCCCCGCAACCGGCGCTTCACGCTACTGGCCTACACCGGCGGGTTGATGCGGATCGCGGGGTTCTCGTACCCCGTAGTCGTGGACCTGTCGGGCCTGGACCTGTCCCGCTCGTCATTCCCCGTCTTCGTCGGCCACCAGCAGGACGCCCTGCTGGGCCAGGTGGACCGCGTGGAGGTGATCGGGACGGACCTGGTTGCCGGCGGCGAGGTTATCGACGTGTCGCCCAAGGCCCGCGAGGCCGTCGAGGCGCACGACCGTGGCTTCCGCTGGCAGGCGAGTATTGGCGCTGCCGTAGCTCAGCGGGAGTTCGTGCCGGAAGGCCGCAGCGTGAACGTAAACGGCAGCAGCTTTGCCGGGCCGCTGATCGTGGCCCGCAAGTCCGAGCTTGGAGAAATGAGCTTCGTGTTCATCGGGGCGGACCGCAACACGTCCGCATCCATTGCGGCGGAAGGCGCCGCCAAGGAGATCGAAATCATGGACAAGACTGACAACGACAACAAGGACCAGGGCAAGGAAGCCGCCAAGGTCGAGGCGCGGGCCGCCACCGGCACGGACGCCGGTGGGCCTGCCGCCACCGCAACAACCGACCCAGTGCCGGACATCCGCGCGAAAGCCCTCGCCGAAACCAGGCGGATCGAGTCCATCCGCAGGGTGTGCGCCGGAAAGCATGGCGAGATCGAGGCGAAGGCTATCCAGGAAGGCTGGGACGAAGGCAGGACCGAGCTTGAGGTGCTCCGCGCCGAGCGGCCCAAGGCGCCGGCGGCACATATCCGCGATAGCACGGTCGATTCCGACGTACTGGCCGCGGCGGTGTGTCTCACCGGGGGGCTGAAGGCCGAAGAGTCCCGCTTCGACGAGCGGACGCTGGAGGCCGCAGGCCGACGCTTCCGCAACGGGATCGGGCTCCAGGAACTCATCCTGGAGGCGGCCTGGGCCAACGGGTATTCCGGCCGATCCTTCCGCTCCGACATGGAAGGTGCACTTCAGGCGGCATTCAGCACGTTCCGCCTGCCGGGCATCCTGTCCAATGTCGCCAACAAGTTCCTGCTGGCCGGCTTCGAGAGCGTTGAAAACGCATGGCAAAGAGTCGCCGCCACCCGCAGCGTCCGCGACTTCAAGGCCGTCACCAGCTACCGGCTGACCGGGGCCTTCGAGTACGACGAGGTCGGGCCGACCGGCGAACTGAAGCACGGGCAGGTGGACGAGGAATCGTTCACCAACCAGGCCAAGACCTACGGGCGGATGTTCTCCATCACACGCACGGACCTAATCAATGACGACTTGGGGGCGCTGACCGTCCTGCCGCGCAAGATCGGCCGTGGCGGGGCGCTGAAGCTCAACAAGGTGTTTTGGACGGCGTTCTTGGCCAACTCCTCCTTCTTCACCACCGGCCACGGCAACTATGCCGCCGGTGCGGAAACCGCCTTGTCCATCGACGGGCTGACGGCGGCGGAACTGCTCTTCCTGGAGCAGCGCGACGCCGAAGGAAGTCCCCTGGGCGTCGTGCCCACGGTCCTGCTGGTCCCGCCGGCATTGCTGGTCAGGGGCACGCAATTGATGCAGGCGACCGAGTTGCGCGACACCACCGCCAACACCAAGTACGCCACCAACAATCCGCACGCAGGCAAGTTCACCGTGGCACAGTCGGCGTACCTGAGCAACTCCACCATCAGCGGCTATTCGTCCAAGGCGTGGTATCTGCTGGCCGATCCCAACGACCTGCCCGTGATCGAGGTGGCGTTCCTCAACGGCCAGCAGACCCCCACGGTCGAGCGGGCGGATGCGGACTTCAACGTCCTGGGTATCCAGTTCCGGGGCTACTTCGACTTCGGCGTGGCGCTCCAGGACTACCGCGGCGGCGTGAAGATGAAAGGCGAGGCGTAAGCCTACTTCTGACAGGAGAACGGAATCATGGCAGCGACAAGATTCGTGCATGACGGAAACAGCGTGGACTACACGCCTTCCTCGGCCGTGACGGCCGGGGATGTGGTGGTCCAGGGCGAACTGGTCGGCGTGGCGAAGGTGGACATCGCGGCGAGTGCGCTCGGCGCGCTGGCGGTGGCCGGAGTCTTTGACTTCCCCAAGACGACGGGCACAAGCACGGCGATTACGGCCGGGGCGAACTGCTACTGGGACGCCACCAACAAGGTCGCGACGACCATCTCCACCAGCAACAAGTTGATCGGCAAGTGCGTCCGCGCCGCGGCTGACGCCGACGCGACCGTCCGTGTCCGCATGATGCAGTGAGGTAGCGCGTGGGCGACATGCTCCAGCAAGCCGTGGATTGGCTAGACGGGCAGCGCGTGGCGCACCTGTCGAAACCGGTGACGTATCGGCGAAGAGAAGACTCGCTTGAGGTTGCGGCCACGGTCGGGAAGACCGTCTTTGAGATCGACGAGGGGTATGGCGCGATCGAGCGGTTCGAGAGCCGCGACTTCCTGATCGCGGCGGCGGAGTTGGCGCTCAACGGTACGCCCTTCGAGCCGCAGGCCGGCGACCTGATCGCCGAGACCGTCGGCCAACAGACGCTTGTTTACGAAGTCCTGGCCCCCGGCAAGGAGCCGTGCTGGCGATACAGCGATCCGTATCGGCGGACGTTGAGGATTCATACCAAGCAAGTGGACGTGGGAATCTGATGTGTCCTGAGAACGACCAATACGACCGCGTGTGCCGTGGCGAGTTCGCGTCGGTCCACGCCAAGCTTGACAAGCTCGACGAGGCGATTCGCGGCAACGGCAAGCCTGGGATTCAGCTTCGCCTGGATCGGCTGGAGTCGGCGGAGGCCGTGCGCTCGCGGCTGATGTGGATCATCGCTGGTTCCACGGTGACGCTGGCGGTAGGCGCGGTGTGGAAGCTCGTCATCGGAGGATAGCGCATGGCCAAGCGATGGATTCAATCGGCGGATGTGGACATCAGCGACAGCGGCGCGATCACCGTCGGGTCCGGCAAAACCTACAAGCGAGCGAAGATCAACGCTTCCGCCGCGGGGGACAACATCATCGTCGCCGCGGTATCCGGCAAGAGCATCCGCGTGGTCGCCATCAACGTGACGACCAAGCTGGCGGTGGATGTCACCGTCTGCTCGGGCGCCGGCAACGCCAAGCCGCTCTCGGCGGTAAAGAGCCTGGGCGACACGGGGGGGTGGGTTGACGCCGGCTCGGCCGACCCGGCCGCTTATCGCTACGGCACCGACACCGGCGAGGCGCTCAATATCTACACCTCCGCGGCGTCCAAGGGCGTCGGAGTCGAGGTCGTGTACTACGAGGAATGAGCATGGCCGATTCAACGCAGACTGCCGTAAGTCCCTACCACGCTATTCATGCGGCGGGCGGCCGCGTCTATGCCAGGCCGGTGTGGATGGAAGCGACCGTCGAGGGCGTGACCAAGTTCATACCCATCGCCGATGCCGTGACCGTGGAACATGACGGCAAGGATGGCTCCTGGACGGTGCGTTGCGTGGACGGCCGCTGGATAAGGATGTCATACACGGATGATTGCCGCCAGGCGATCATCGACGCCACGACAAGCGTCAAGACCGATCCGCGTGCCTTCGGCCCGCAGTTGGACCTCGCGGCGGCTCCCGCGGCGGTTTCGATCAACGTGACGTGCAGCGATGGAGTCCGCAACGACGGCTTATCGTGGATGTTCGACGACGAAAGCAATGTCGGACTTCACCTATATCAGTGGAAGCAACGCTTTGGCGAGCCGCTTCCAGCCGCCGAAGGCAAAGAGGGCGAAGCCATCGACACGCTCGCCTTCGATCTGGAACCGCACAAGGCGGAAGTCGCGGCACTTACCGCCAGGGCCGAAAACTTGTATGCCAGAAGGACTGCCAAACGAATAGCAGCCGGCCGTACCTGGACGGATAACGAAATTCCGCCAGTTGAGCCACCGATAGTCGATCTCGACCCATCCGTTCATGCGCGGGCAAGCAACCTGGTTCGCTGGTACCTGGACGGCCAGCCGGATCAACTTGGCCCAAACCAACAGCACTTCACGTGGGCGGCAATTCACGCAGCCGCATCCGATCCGGGCTGCAAGGTCACCACCGAATGGCTGCCGGGGGTGGGCTGCCGCATGTGGCCTCTGCGCATCTATTCGAGGCACCTTGGATATGGGCCTGTCTATGGCCAGATCGCCCGCTTCACCGCCACCTTCGACACCAGCGGTATTGAGGGCAATGTCGCCTCCTGCAAGCTGAGGCTTAAGGTCGCCAGCGGCACTCCCGTCAACGTCGCCATTCGAGCCGGTATCACGATGGACGATACCGACAACGCGACTTTCGGGAATGCTCACTCGACCGGTAACGACCGAGGCCTGGCCGACTTCAATGCGGCCACGGGCGTGTTCACCAGCCAGGAGATGGTCGGCAGCGGCTTCGCCAAAGCCCAGGAGTTTGCCCTCTCGGTGCTTGAGTACGACCACGACTACCTGGCAATAGAGCCGGAGACGCCACAGAGTTACCCAATAAACTGCATGGTGTTTGAAATCGGCCAGGAGGATGGGCCGTATCTGGAATACACGATTGCTTCGGCGGCCTCCTCGCGACGCGGCCTCATGGGGGTGGGCACGTGAGCATCATCGCCGACATCGCCGACGCCGTCGTGGCCGCATTGAACGGCCAATCGTTCAGCCAGTCCGTCACCGCTCAGCGGGAGTATCGGGTTGAATACAACCTCAAGGACATGAAGGACCAGCGCGTGACGGTCGTGCCCAAGGCCGTGGAGATGACCACCGCAGGCCGCGGACTGGCCCAAAACGACATCCAGATCGACCTGGCCGTGCAGAAGAAACTTACCGCCGGCGACAACCCCGAAATCGACACCCTGATGGGTCTGGTCCAGGAGATCGCCGAGTTCGTGCGTGCAACCGGCCGGTTTGGTGATGCCATGTGGGTCAGGGCGGAAAACACTCCAATCTACTCCCAGGAGCACCTGGGCGAGATGCGGCTGTTCACCAGCGTGCTGACAGTGACTTTGCGGGTGATGACAGCATGATGGACATGCGGATCAAGCAGTTCTTCTTTGATCGCCATGCGGTCCTTGGCGCTGTGGACTCGGCCACGCGGCGTGTGCTGAGCAAGTTCGGCGCGTTTGTCCGCACGGCCGCTATTAGGCTTCGCACAAGTAATGTAAGCACAATTTATCCCAGTGGCGATGGCAGCTTGGATGCCAGAATGAGAGAGCGAAGCTTGTCCTGAGAACGTTGAACCC